ACGAGGCACTGAATCAATAATACAAAAAATTCACATGATTTGGATATTAATAAGAACCCAATTTTATCGTGCTGGTTCAATTTGATTCTTAGACTTGCCATCCTCCGAAAGGTGCTTGTGAATTTTTTTTATTAAAAATAGTTTTATTAATTAATTTTAATTACATTTGTAAACACTTAAAAAATAAATATATGAATATTTCAAAAACAATCACACCGAAATCAGACCAGCTTAACGCGGATGACTTAATCGGTGGAGCAATCACAATTAAAATCCGAGATGTAAAAGTTCTCGATTCTGAAATCCAACCTTTACAGGTTTACTTTGAAGGTGACAACAACAAACCGTACAAGCCTTCCAAAGGTATGCGTAGAGTTTTAATTCAACTGTGGGGTGTTGAAGGCGATAATTTCATCGGTAAGTCCTTAACACTTTACCGTGATGAAAACGTAAAGTTTGGAGGCGATGCAGTAGGGGGAATACGAATAAGTCACGCCTCGCACATTAACGAGCCGACCAGAGTACTTGAAACAGTTTCCAAAGGTAAACGTAGACCGATAACAATTAACGTCCTTAAAACGTCTAAAAAAGCCTTGACGGATATTAATGCAGCAAAGAAAGCATTGCAGGACAAAACAGTGACTTTTGAGAAGTTACTCGCGAACTATGATTTAAAAGCTGAACAAATTAAAATATTGAAAGATGAAACAGTTTAAACTAAGAGCAAGCGCCGGAGGTAATATGTTGACGGCAAAAGGTGCAATGTCTAAGGCAGAAACGCCAAAAACATTCATCAAAGAGTGGTATATCACACAATTAACAGGAAAACGTAAAGTAATCAATTCTAGGTACCTTAGACGAGGTATTGAGTCTGAAAATCTAGCGATTCAAAGAGTGGATAAAGATTTGGTAAAGAATGAGCAGTTTTTTGAAAACGACTACTTTACAGGAACGCCCGACATCATAACAGATGACACTATCATTGACGTAAAATGTTCATGGGACGCTTTTACCTTTCCTTTTTTCATGAAAGAGCCACCTATGAATTATCTAGCACAGCTACAAATCTACATGGAATTAACGGGTAGACGAAAAGCAAAACTGTGTTATTGTTTAGAGAACGGCACGATGGAACAGATTAATCAGTTAGCATGGAAGAAAGCAAAAGATGAAGGATTAGATGAGCCATCTATTGAAAACTGGGACGAGGCAGACAAGGATTTGAATTACGATCATTTGCCTGAGAATTTACGGATAAAATCATTCGAGATTGAGTACAATGACGTAATGATTGAGTGCCTTAAAGAATCGGTTGAGTTTGCAAGGGAATACATAGGAATAGAACTTGCTCCTTTTGTAGGGTAACGCATTGTGTATGGAATCGTTTTAATGTGCTATACACGTTGTTACCAACTTTTAAAAATGAATTATATGTACAGAAGTAAAATAGAATTACATAACGTTGATTGTTTGCCTTTTATGAAGCAATGCGAGGACAATCAATTTGATTTAGCAATAGTTGACCCACCTTATGGGATTGAGAGGTTTAAAAAACCAAGCGGAACAACAAGATTTAAAAGCAGTAAATTGATGCAAGAAGAAGGGTTAACGTGGGATAAAAAACCAAGCAAAGAATATTGGAACGAATTATTTAGAATATCTAAAAATCAAATTGTTTGGGGTGCTAATAATTTTGAAATGCCACCAAGCGAATATTTTTGTATATGGAATAAGAAACAAACAGTTGATAATTTTGCAACTGCTGAATATGCTTGGGTAAGTATGGGATTAAAAAAACCTGCAAAAATGTTTGATTACGGAATACATAAACACAACCATACAACCAAGATACACCCAACACAAAAACCCGTTGATTTGTATAGGTGGATTTTACAAAATTATGCGGAAGAGGGGCAAACAATATTTGATAGCCATTTAGGGAGTGGTAGCATTGCGGTTGCTTGTGATGATATGGGGTTTGATTTAGTAGGATTAGAAATTGATAAAGAATATTTTGATAAGGCAAACAAAAGGGTAGAACTTGCAAGGAAGCAACAAAGCCTTTTTTAATTGTGTACAACACTCGTGTATTAGTCACTAACAAAAAAAAATAAATAAATAAAACATGATCACAAAAACAAACAAAAACGTAGCGGAAACATTCCGCAAAGATTTAAACGATTTTTCTAAACTCTGGAACGGTTCTCACTCGTCAATGGCTAAACACTTCGGTAAAACACCGCAAGTTGTCAAAGGCTTAATGACTGGCGAAAACTCACCAAGTGCAAAAACAGTTGATAAAATGATTAAAATTATGAATGATTTTAAAATAGTAAAGAAATAAAATAGTTAGTTTTTTTCGTACATTTGAAAAAATGAAGTACAACGCAAAAGAGTTATCAATAAAAAATCCGTTGACGCAGGACGAAATAATGTTTTTAATTGAGGAATATATTTACGCCACAAAAGGAGTAGGCGTAAAATGCTCAGTTAATCAGCATCCGCTCGTTGCTAAAAGCGAACTTGAAACAATGGCTTTTTTATTGCCTTTTGCGATTGCGCACTTCAAAGAATCAAGTTTATGAAAATCATTCGCGTTTGGAAAATATAGAAAAAATCGCTAAACTCCATAAGGAATGGGTCGAAATAGTTAAGACTTTTGGCGCAGGTAATATGTCCGAAGATATTGTGCAAGATACATATCTTCGGATTTTACGTTTAGATTATGCAGATAAGTTTGTTTCGCAAGAAGTGAATAAGGGTTATATGTGGCTAACGCTTAGAAGTGTTTACTTTGATTACTTACGAGCGAATAAAAATCGGGAGGTATCAATAGATAAATTCTACTCACTTTCTGACGAATTAAAGAACCCGTTTGAAGATGAGGCAAGTTTGATCATAAGCGAAAAGATTGAAGCCGAAATTGATTCGTGGCATTGGTACGACGGTTTTCTTTTTAGAGTTTATAAAGATTCGGGTTTTTCTATGCGAGATATTTCGGACAAGTCAGGAATTAGTTTGTCGTCTATATTTACAACGATTAAAACTTGCAAGGGAAATTTGAAGCGAAGGATCGGTGAAGATTACGAGGACTATTTAAACGAAGATTTTGAATTAATAAAATAACTATGAAAAAACCAGTAAAAAAAACAACAAAAAAACCAGCGGCTAAAAAACAGTCTGTTGGATTAGGCGATACAGTAGAGAAAGTTCTCGAAGCGACGGGGATTTCAAAGGTAGCCAAGTTTATCATGGGCGAAGATTGCGGATGTGATGAAAGGAAAGAGAAACTCAACGCTATTTTTCCGTATCGGAAACCAGAATGTTTGACCGAGGCAGAATTTAATTATTTAACAGAAATTGAATTGGCTAAAAAGAACACGTTTAGACCGTCCGAAGTAACACGAGTTAGGGAAATATATTCGCGAGTTATGAAGGTACGTTTAGAGCCGTCAAGTTGTGCGTCATGCTTCAAGGAGATAGTACTGAATTTGGTTAAGGTGTATGAAAGTTATGATGTATAGGAATCAAATATTGAATTGTATTGAATATGGATAAGAGGAAAAACAACGGAGGAAACTCGACAAAGGCTAAGGGAGTTGATAAGAGAAAGAATAAATACTTGGAACTATTAGACCAAGCGTCGACACCCGAGGAGGTCGTAGCGGTCATCAAAAAGCTAAAAGATATTGCAACCGAAAAGGGCGACGTTCAAGCGATTAAACTATTCTTAGAATATTACCTTGGCAAACCAAAAGAAACGATTGACCAAACACACAGTTTAAGTAACTTCGACATAAAGACGATATTCCAAATTGATAAAGATCAATCATAGATATTCTTTACTTGGTTCGGAGAGTAGATATTTCATGGTTACAGGAGGAAGGGGTTCAGGGAAATCTTATTCTTTGAACTCCTTTTTGCTATTGCTGACCTATGAATCTGGACACGTAATCCTGTTCACTCGTTACACGTTAACAAGTGCGCACGTATCAATCATTCCAGAATTTATTGATAAGATTGAAACGTCTAATTTAACAGGTGATTTTCATATAACGAAGGACGAGATAATAAACACAAAGACGGGTTCTAAAATACTATTCAAAGGTATTAAAACATCCAGCGGCACACAGACGGCAAACCTAAAATCATTAGCGAATGTTACTACATGGGTACTCGACGAAGCCGAAGAACTTGACGACGAAGAAACGTTCGACAAAATAGACTTCTCTATTCGTGCCAAAGGAATACAGAACAGAGTTATTCTGGTTATGAATCCAGCCACAAAAGAACATTTTATCTACAAACGTTTCTTTGAACAACGCGGAGTTGATGCTGGAGTAAGTGAGATCGTAGGCGATACAACGTACATCCATACAACCTACCTAAACAATAAAGCTAACCTATCGCAGTCATTCCTTTCGCAGATTGAACGCATGAAGGAAAGCAACCCGTCAAAGTACAAACATATTATTTTGGGCGGTTGGTTAGATAAAGCTGAGGGGGTTGTGTTTACCAATTGGAGATTTGGCGAGTTTAACCCCGACGAACTACAAACGTCTGGAGGAATGGATTTCGGATTTTCCGTAGATCCTGACACGCTTACCGAGGTGGCAATAGACAAGTCTAAAAAGATAATCTACCTTAAAGAACACATCTACTCGAATGGATTACAAACGCACGTTCTCGCGCAAATGATTACGGATAGGG